TTCTGCGAACGCTGCGGCAAGCGCACAAAGGACTTGACCGTTATCCATACCTGCACACCACCACAGGAGGGGGCATGACTGCCGCACTTGACCGAGCCGTGGCAAATGCATTGGGGCTTAAAAGCGTAAACAACTGTGAGAAATGGAGCAAAACAATGATTGAAGAAGACGACGACATACAGGTCTACAAGAAGCCGTGGGTAGGGCTGACGGATGAGGAACTACATGAAATATGCAACTCATACTATTACGGAGATAGGGAGTTGGTGAAACTGATTGAAGCCAAACTAAAGGAGAAGAACACATGAGATGCCCAGAATGTAAGGCGCACACAGACGTGAAAGAGACGCGCCAACTTCAAAACAATGTCGTCAAACGCAAGCGCCTCTGCTTCAACGGCCACACCTTTTACACAGAAGAGCGCCCTATCAAACCAAAGGCCAAGCGTGAACAACCAACTGACAAAGGCTGAACGCGCCCACGTCGGACGCGTGAAGGCGCTTCCCTGCTCGGTATGCGATCAAGCTGGCCCAAGCGACGCACACCACGTCAAACAGCATCGGCAGTACGTTTGCATTGCCTTGTGCAAAGACTGCCACCAAGGGGCGTTTAACGGCCTCCACGGGCAGCGCAGGATGTGGGCGGTCAAGAAGATGGACGAGATGGACGCCCTCAACGTAACAATTCAAAGATTGGTAGAAAAAAATGGCGAATAGGATTTTGTGTTGGTTCAGTTGCGGAGCGGCAAGCGCTGTAGCTACCAAGTTGGCTATTGCCGAAAACGCTGGGAAGCTGCCTTTAATCATTGCCTACACCGAGGTGATTGAAGAGCACCCGGACAATAAGCGGTTCCTTGCTGAATGCGAGAAATGGTTTGGGCAGGAGGTTGTTATCCTCGGCAACGACTATTACAAGCGGTCGATTTATGAGACGTTCAAGACTAGCGCAATGAACATCAGGGGCGCGGCTCCATGCACCCGCGTACTCAAGAAGCAGGTGCGTGAGCGTTATGAGCAGGTAGGCGACCGTCAAGTGTTTGGGTACACCGCCGAAGAGCAGCAACGCTATGACCGATTTGTAGACGCCAACAACGACGTTGACGTCTGGGTTCCCTTGATTGACAAAGGGGTAAACAAAACCGATTGCTTGGCAATGCTCAAGAACGCGGGGATTGAGTTGCCCGAGATGTACAAGCTGGGCTATTTGAACAACAACTGCATTGGCTGCGTCAAAGGCGGTATGGGGTACTGGAACAAAATCCGCGTGGATTTTCCTGACCAGTTTGACCGCATGGCGAAGCTGGAGCGGTTCAAAAAGCAGACCATCTTCAAGGATAGATATCTCGACGAACTCCAGCCAGAAGACGGGAATTATCCCAAGGAGCCAGACATTGAGTGCTCCATTTTTTGCCATATGGCCGAGCAGGACATCGCTACTGCGTGATGGGGGAAAGTAGGGGTTTTCCCTACTTTTGTGGTTTTTTTCACTTTTTTTTCGTTTGGGGCTATTTTTCTGTTTAATCTGGAGTTACACTCCCAATCACTGACCAAGCAATCGTGCAAGGCAGAACCAGAGAAAGAAAGCGAGTCCACCATGAAATCAAACGACATCACCCTGACCCAAGTCGATGTACTGGGTAACCTGTTGGCCCAGATCGCCGAGTTGACTAAGCAGGCCGACGCCATCAAGGACGAAATCAAAGACTCCGCCAGCATGGGCGGTGCAAAGGTTGTCGAGGGCAACCTGTTCAAAGCCACTTACATCGAATCCAACCGTTCCAGCACTGACTGGCTGGCTCTGGTTGCAGCCAAGCTCGAAGTTGAGGCTGACTGGAAAAAGGTTGCGGCCAAGATTGGCTACGAAGAGCAAGACGTGCCAAAAGCAATTGCCGCCAACACCAAGACCACCGCCGTGTTCTCGGTCAAGGTCACCAGCCGCTAATCAACCACGGGGCTTCGGCCCCAGAAAGAACACACCATGAAAACCACTATCACCGCGCACCTGCACTACAGAAAATATGATTTTGACGAGAAGGGGACGTTTGAGCTTTTTTCCGTCAGTCTGGGCGACTCTGATGGCAGAACCTACATCGGCCCACGCGATGTTGAAGTCGATGTTCCTGAAGACTACGACCCACGCGCCCAGCAGATTGCCGCGCTGGAGAAACACAAGCAAAAAGTAATGGCCGACTTCCAGAATACGGTCACCAGAATCAACGCCCGCATCAGCAACTTACAAGCCATTGAGTACGGGTGCTGACATGGGGTACTTCTCAAAAACCTGCGCTAAAACGCATTTGCCTGTAGTCGTCGCGGAGCTTGGCATACCGCATCTCAACAACGTCGTGGCCCTCATGCCTGACGGTCGTAAGTTTGAGGGTTTCTACGACGGCTACGGGCGTGTCGGTGGCCGAAACGTGGTTGAGTTTGACGACGGGGAATATATGTGGCCCAAGGTCAAGTTTGTCCTGCGTGACTACTATGACGGAGAGACCTACTCGCAGTTGGGTAAATCAGGCGACGAGCGGGCGCAGGGCTACTTTATGAGCAAAGAGTTTCTGTCCTATTGCATGAAGCATGGGCCGTTCAAAAATCGCGCCGAATACACCAAGGCATTCAAAAAATACGCAAACTGGTAAGAGGGCAACATGAAGAATACTGAATCGCAATACATCAACCTAGGCTACAAGTACGAGAAAGCCAAGTCCCCAGAGGCCGGGCAAGCCGCCGCGCAGGCTATCAGAACCTTACTGGAGGCCGAGGCGATAGAGGATAGGGCGGATGCCCGCTACTTGGTCGAACGCGGTCGTCAAGAAGCCCGCCAAGGGGCGTAGACATGAGCCGCACCGTCTCCGTCGTGGCCTATGTCAGCACTCACACCAATGTTGAAATTGTTTTGGACGACATTGAGACTGACGATTTGCTGCATGAGTTAAGACTGCGCAACTTTGACATTCCTGAAGGTAGTGGTGACGACATAACGGAGATGTTCGATGCGTTCAGGCTCAACAAAACCGACCGAGCCATTCAACTGGCTAAGAAAATTGCTTGCGACTACACCGGGAGAATTTTATGATTGAAGACGCAGACCACGTTGTCATTGACACGAAGACGGGGAAGTTCAAGTGTGAGGTGTGTGGTGAGGAGGACAATCCTCCCATCATGCCCGTGCCCATCGACACCATGATTGAAGCAATGGATCACTTCACTAGCCAGCACAGGGCTTGCAAGCCGCCAGCGGAGGCCGTGATGTCCGAGTACATCCGAGGGTTCAACAGCGGCTTTGCGTTCGTTCTCCATGAGATTGAGCAGTTTGCGGAAACAGAACGTCAACCGCAGGCCAGTCACGACGCTCTGACGCGCAGGATTAAGACTGAGGTTCTATCCCGGCTTATGTCCCACCTCAAGATGGAGGGAAAGACTTGAATTTCGCAACTTTTTGTGTGATTATTTTTGAGTTTGAACGGTTTTATCGTTTAACTTGGAGTTAGAATAACGTACCGTCAGCAATAACGCAGACGGGTAACAAAGAAGGAAAGCGAAATGACATCACGAATCTGGATTGAGTTGGACAAGCAAGAGAGCTTGGAGCATGGTGAAGAGCAGTGCAAGCTGGCCAATAAGATGCTCAAGCGTTTGGGCGTGGAATCGATGGAGTTTTGGATTGACCCAGTCAAGCTCAAGTACAACATCACTCTCAACAGCAGCGGAATGTTTGCGGAGTGCTCTGACCGTGGTCATTGGTTCAATCTGAATCATCTGGCTGGCGAGTAAACCAACGGGGGCTTCGGCCCCCAATAACCGAATCAAAAGCGAATCGAAATCGAAAGGAAACCGAAATGACTCAAGCAGAATTCAACCAGTTAGTGAACCAAGACATCCAGCGCTTGGTGGACAAGGGTGCAGCCGAGTGGGAAGCCCAGCAACGACGTGAGGTCGAGGAGGCGAAAGCGCGTCATGCAGAGTGGCTGCAAATCCAGCGCCAGAACCACTACCTGCGCACAACGTACCAAATCGGAATTGGGGGTTGAGATGAGAGAAGATTACGAATGCCCCCAATGCGGCCACGACTGCGACGACATGGGGCGACACGCCTTTGACGACGTGACTGTCCTGTGGTACTTTACTTGCGAGAAATGCGGTGTCGATTTTGGTGGAGACTTAGGAGTAGATGATGAAAAATCAGTTGCTTGACGACGTGCTCTGTGGGATAATGTTTGTAGCGCTCATCGTGCTTTTATCGTGGGTTCCAGATTTCAGCTTGACCCCTGAAGAGTGTGCTCAACAAGGGCCAAAAGCCAGAGTTGAGTCGCTCTGTAGCGAATCGAAACCCAAATGAAAGCGAGTTGAAAGCGAATCGGTTTCCACGCAAGTGGAGCCATCACGCATGGGGACTGTCCTCTGCCTAGCGCCTTATAAGCGTCCGGACGGGCAAGTCAGTCTCCAGCCGTGTTGGTAATCCTGCGAAAGCGGCGCGACGCTGGTGGACGTGTTCCACCTTTAAGTGCGCAGGCAAGTGCCAACAGCTAACACGCATGGGAATTGCGTCTCGGCATATTGCTGTGATAGACGGAGCCGCAAGAACAGGCCAGTCCCCAGCCGTGTTGGTGTAGTTCAGAGAATCCACCACAAGGTGGGCCGAGGCATCGGTGGGAAGAACAGCCCCGGCAGGGGTATGCGCTGGGTTCGAGGCCAGCCATCAACAACCTACACTGGCGAACCGAAAGCGAATCGAATACACTGACGTCATTCATTCACTCATCGGGGATTACGGGTTATGCCAGAAACCACAGCCAAAACGCGCCAGAAGGCCGCTACAAGCGCCGCCAAGCCCAAAGCTAAGGGGAAGGTGGCCGCGCCCGCAAAGACTCCTGCAATCCCACGTCCCGCACACCGCCCATCAGACTACACCGAAGACATCGCTGCTGAGATATGCCTACGTCTTACTCACGGTGAACCACTAGGGACAATATGCAGGGATGAGCACCTGCCTCACGTCTCGACTGTTTATCGTTGGTTGATCCGCTACCCTGACTTCCGCGAGACGTATGCGCAGGCGCGGGAAGAGCAGGCCGACACCTTGGCCGACGAGATTGTCCAGATCGCTGACGAGCGGCCAGAGTTGAGTCCGCTCATTGACAAGAAGACTGGGGAAGTCCTAAGCATGGACTTGAGCAGCGCCTATATCCAGTGGCAGAAGAACAGGATCGAAGCCCGCAAGTGGACGGCCATGAAGCTCAAGCCCAAGAAGTACGGCGACCGCGTGGCCCTAGAGGGCGTGGAGGGTGGAGCGCCCATCGCCACTGAGGACGCCACATCGACCCGCCTGTTCGAGCTTATGCGCAACATGGAGATGACGAAGCGTGTGGGCTGATGTCGCATTCAGAACAGAAATACCCCTGATGGTGTCGAAAAACGCGGGGTTTTACCCAACTTCCCCTCAATCCTGTTCTCGGTGCGACATTTATGCTTGAAATGCTCGACGAGGACACCGCAGCCGAGTTCGACGCGCTACCCGTCCACGACCGCATTGCCTACATCGCCCACGCCAAATGGGTGTCGAGCGCCCACAGCTACCAGATACCGCCGCCGCTCGAGCAGGCATACCTAGTTTGGATGATGCTGGCTGGCCGGGGAGCGGGCAAAACCCGTAGTGCGGCCGAAGCTCTGTGGTGGTGGTGCTGGATGGTTCCCAACAGCCGTGGGCTGGTGCTGGCTCCCACGGCCAATGACCTGAAGTTCACCTGCTTTGAAGGCGTGAGCGGACTTCTCCAAGTGATACCCAAAGAATTGTTGGTGGACTACAACAAGCAGGATCACCAAATCAAGCTGGTCAACGGCTCGACCATCCGTGGCATCTCTGCCGACAGCTACGAGCGCCTGCGTGGCCCGCAGTTCCACTTCGCATGGTGCGACGAGCTTGCCGCCTTCCACTACATCCAAGAGGCGTGGGACATGATGATGTTCGGCCTGCGTCTGGGTGAAGCGCCTCGGGTTATCGTGACCACCACGCCCCGGCCCAAGGACTTGATCCTCGACCTCGTCGGCCGGGAAGGTGAGGACGTGGTGATCGACCGCGCCTCTACCTATGAGAACGCGGCCAACCTCGCGCCCACCTTCAAGAACCAACTAGAGCAGTACAAGGGGTCGAAGCTCTACGAGCAGGAGGTGATGGGAGCCATCATCGATTTGGAGGATGGCAAGGTCGTCTCCCGCGATATGTTCAAGCTCTGGCCTGCCGACAAGCCCTTCCCGCGCTTCGAGTACATCGTGCAGAGCTACGACTGCGCCTTCACGGACAAGGAGCACAACGACCCGACGGCCATGACGACGTGGGGTGTGTTCAAGCCAATGGACGGCCCGATGTCCGTGCTGCTCATCGACTGCTGGCCGAGCACCTGACTTTCCCCAAGCTCAAGCCCAAGGTGCTAGATGAGTGGCGGGTGTCCTACGGTGAAGGCAAGGACGCCAAGCGACCCGACCTGATACTGGTGGAGGACAAGGCGGCAGGCATCTCCCTGATCCAAGAGCTACGGCAGGCCCACCTGCCTGTGCGGGGATACAACCCCGGCCACGCCGACAAGATGCAGCGCCTCCAGATCACCGCGTCGATCTTTGCGACCGGCCGCGTCTGGCTCCCTGAGTCGGGTGTGCGCAAGGGCTACGTCAAGGACTGGGCGGAGGGCTTCCTGTCCCAGATATGCGCCTTCCCCGACTCCTCCCACGACGACTATGTAGACTCGGCCACCCAAGCTATACGTCTGCTCAAGGACATGGGTTTCCTCGACATCAACCCTGAGCCTCGGTATGATGACGACGATGATGACTATGCTTATGCCCGTAAAGAGCGGGTTAACCCTTACGCGGTGTAGACAATGGCAGATCGTAAAACCCTCAAAGGCGGACTCAACGTAGTCAAGCGGCTACTCACCGAGGAAGAGCCAGCATCCAACCTCGGCAAGATACTGGAGGCCAAGCAGGCTCCTATGACTACGCCCAGCGGGACTGGGCTACCCCTCATGCCCCGTGAGCAGGGGATGTACACCGCCCGTGAGCAGAAAGACCTGCCGCGCATGGTCGGCGTGGACAAGGCCCGAGCCGAAGGTGTCTCGCCCAAGTACAACGAGCGGATGCAAGACCTTCTCGACAGCCGCAAGGCCCGTGGCAAGGTGGATACCCTCATCAACAAAGGCAAAGACCTCAACGTGCAGGAGTGGTACGGCACGGAGCCTCTGCGTCAAGTGGCGATGAATGCTGGCCGAAGCCCTGAGCAGTTTGAGTCGCTGATGGCCCAACTGGCAAGCGCCAGCCAACGCAACCCTGTGGACAAGCAGAACCAAATGGGTTCGTACCTATACCACCTGAGCGAGACGGGCCAGCTACCTGAGAATGCCCTCCTCCTGACCAACAAGCTCAAGGACGCGCTCAAGAAAGACCCGTCACTGGCCGAGGGTCGTCAACTGGTGGAGCTACCCACTGGCTACGGATCGCTGGCTCAGGGCGACATCTTCAACCGCGCCGTGCAGATCGGCCAAGGCGACATTGCTGGCGCTCTGCCTCCGAACAAGAAGCTCGGCACGTTCTACGAGAACCTGCTGGGCAACCTCAAGCCTGTGACCGTGGACGTCAACGCACTGCGTGGCCCAATCATTGAGCAGGGCGACCCGCGCTGGCTGACCAGCAAGCTCGTCGAGAAGGACGAGAAGGGCAACATCATCAACAGCTACAAGCCCCGCGAGATGTACGACACGGGCGAGATGACGATGCGCGAAGCCCAGCAGCGCCCGGGCTTTTGGGAAGCGGCTCCATCTGGGTCGGAATACGCGGGCTTTGAAGACCTGTGGCAACGCGGAGCCAAGCGCCACAACATTGAGCCAGCAGAGGCGCAGGCACTGGGCTGGTATGGCTCTGCCGACGTGACCGCGCTGAAGACCAAGCCCGAGAACTATGTGGACAACCTTGAGCGCCTCATCAAGCGCACCGCCGAGCAGACGGGCCAGTCACCCACCAAGGTGATGGATGACTTCGTCACGGGCAAGGGCTTTCTGCGCAAAGACGGCGGCTCGGTGTCCAAAGATCAAGAGCCATCCGCCCTTGACCAGCTTCAAGCCAAGATCAAGGCCACCATCCACGAGCACCACATGGCCGCTGGTGGTGGAGCGTTCAAGACCATGAAGTTTGCCGACGGCGGCAAGGCTGATGTGGCTAAGACCGCCTTGAACATAGGTAAGCGCCTGCTTCAGAGTGGAGAAGAAGCGCCAAAAGTAGACCGACTGACTATGAGCTACAAGGACGTCACCAAGCGCGTGCCAGAGGTGGCCGACGCATTGGAACAGTTGATTCGTGGCGACATCACCAAGCAGCAGTACAACGACCTAGTCAACCTGTATAAGCCTGTGACGCCGTACTCTTTTGTGCCCAAGCCAGCCTCACCCGAGGAGGCCATCGGCGCATTGCGTGGTGACACGGCCAAGTCGCGGTACGGTAAGCAGGCAGAGTACGAGCCGGGGTCTAAGGTCGGTCTGCGGCTTGACATTCCTGCGTACACCAACAAGGGCGTCTGGGTGAACTCCATCCATGACCAGAAGGCCAAGAAGGTTGCCTACGGAGCAACGTCCAGCGTAAAAAATGCGGAGTTGGGTATCAGCCAAGCGCAATCTAAAAAAATCGCCCAAGGCGGAGAAAAGCAACCCTATGCCCGCGTGGTGGGTGAGTGGAACCCAATGAGCGATGAGGAGGCCATTGACAAGGCTCAGGAATATCTGAATCACCCCGAATGGCGTCAGATTGGCCTTGATCCCGAGCGCCACTCCTACTTCTATGACCGCGCCACAATGGAGCCAATTACTCACGCCGAAGAGGTTATTCAGATTGGCCCGCTCGTGCTGGGCAAGAATCCCAAGTACGGAAACATTGATGACTTTGAATATGCAGAAGGTGGCTACGCAACAATGCTTCCGTTTGCCCACGGCGGTCTTACTCGAGCATATGCTGGTGGAGGCATAAGCACTAGCGCTGGATCGTTCTCACCAGAAGACCTTGGCATGACCTCCGCTGAGATGAACGCGCCAGCCATTCCTGCCTATGTCAAGCAAAACGCCTCAAGGCTGATGGACGAAGGACGCGCCCAGCTTGAGAAGGAATACAGCCAGATCAAGACGCCAGAGGGCCGTGCTGACTTCATTAAGCGCCTCGGCACTTCGTTGATCGGCTCACCCCACGATATGCTGCACATGGGGCTGGAGCTTGGCGACTACGTTCAGAGCAAGATACCCGGCATGAACAAGCCCTCCTCGGTGATGCTTCCGCCCGACACCAAAGACAGGGTTCCCAAGTTCAGCTTGGCTGACCTACATACCACGGATGAGGGCGATGTCTACGGCGGCTCCTCTGGCTTCAACACCGAACTCAAGAAGCTCAAGTTCTTGGGCGAGAACGAGTTCCCGATGATGGAGCTACCCACGATGCTCTTTGGCCCGGCGGTGGCCTCCAAGGCTGGCCGAGGTCTCAAGGCTCTGGCCTCCAAAGCGAAATAAGGATTGAATATGGCGACAGAATTTCCAATAGACCCAGACTCAGACCGCTTTATCGACGGCATCCGCATGACCGACGAGGGCGGTGCTGAGGTGGATATGCTTCCCGGCGAGGAGCCAGAGGTCGAGGAGTTGCCAGACGGTTCTGCTGTCGTCAGCCTTGCTGGCTTCAAAGGCCCAAGCGAAGACGAGGATTTCTACGCCAACATGGCCGAAGAAGTCGTCAGCGTCAATGAGTTGGAGTCGTTGGCGATGCGGTACATCGACCTAATCGATAACGACCGCCAAGCCCGCAAGAAGCGCGATAAACAGTACGAAGAGGGTCTGCGCCGCACTGGTATGGGTGATGATGCCCCGGGCGGTGCTCAGTTCCTCGGAGCCTCCAAGGTTGTCCACCCGATGATGGCCGAAGCCTGCGTAGACTTTGCCGCCCGCGCCATCAAGGAGATGTTCCCGCCAGACGGCCCAGCCAAAACCAAGATTCTGGGTGACGTGACCGACGAGAAGACCGAAATCGCAGAGCGCAAGCGCGACTACATTAACTGGCAGTTGACCGAGCAGATTGAAGAGTTCCGCGATGAGCAGGAGCAGATGCTGACCCAGCTACCGCTTGGTGGCTCCCAGTTTATGAAGATGTGGTACGACGACAAGAAGCGCCGCCCCTGTGCGGAGTTTGTCGCCATCGACAACATCCTCTTGCCGTTTGCGTCGGCCAACTTTTACACCTCTCAACGGGTGACCGAGCAGCAGGACATCAGCGAATGGGAGTTCAAGCAGCGTGTCAACCGTGGGCTGTACCGCGACGTCAACTTCATCCGCACCACCTCCGAGCCAGAGCAGACCGCAGCCGAGAAGGCCAACGCCAAGATTGAGGGCAAGCAGTTTGAGGACGGTGAAGACGGCCTGCGCCGGGTTTACCACATCTACACATGGCTGGAACTGGAAGAAGACGACTATTCCAAAGGAGAGGTGGCTCCTTACATCCTGATGATTGACGACCTCGACCGCGAGGTGCTGGGCCTGTATCGCAACTGGGAGGAGGGCGACGACACCTTCACTAAGCTAGATTGGATTGTCGAGTTCAAATTTATCCCGTGGCGGGGCGCGTATGCCATCGGGCTACCTCACCTCATCGGCGGTCTCTCCGCCGCCGCCACAGGCTCTCTGAGGGCTTTGCTGGACACCGCTCACGTCAACAACTCCCTGACGATGCTCAAGCTCAAAGGAGCCAAGGTATCGGGACAATCCGACCAAGTCGAGATCACGCAGGTGACCGAGATTGAGGGCGGCATCGGCGTAGACGACATCCGCAAGATTGCGATGCCCATGCCGTTCAATCCGCCCTCCCCTGTGCTGTTTGAGCTGCTAGGCTGGCTGACCACCGAGGCCAAGGGCGTGGTGACCACCGCTGAAGAGAAGATCGCGGACACCAATTCCAATATGCCCGTGGGCACGACCCAAGCGCTGATTGAGCAGGGCGCGGTGGTGTTCTCCTCCATCCACTCACGACTGCACGACTCGCAACGTCGGGTGCTCCACATCCTCGGCCGCATCAACCGTTGGTACTTGGACGAGCAGCGCAAGGGCGACATCGTTGCCGAGCTACCCATCAAGCGCGAGGACTTTAAGCGCAACAGCGACGTGGTTCCCGTCAGTGACCCGCACATCTTTTCGGAGACCCAACGGGTTGCCCAGATGCAGTCGGTCTTGCAGTTGTCGGCCCAGTTCCCTGCCATGTTTGACCAACGTGCGGTGGTGAGCCGAATGCTCAAGCAGTTGAAGGTTCCCAACGTCAACGAACTCATCCCGAACTCTGGCAAGCCTGCCGAGTTGAACGCGGCCGACGAGAACAGCGCGATGGCTTTGGGTAAGCCAGCCTTCGCCTACCCGCGCCAAGACCATCTCGCGCACATCCAGACGCATTTAACATTTGCGCTCGATCCAATGCTTGGCTCCAACAGGCTCATCGCGCCCAAGTACATCCCGCAGGTGCTGGAGCACATCAAGCAACACATGATGCTCTGGTACACCCAGCAAGTGCAGGGCTACGTTCTGGCCGCTGGAGACGTCAAGCTGGGCAAGTACGAGGAGAGCAAGATTGCCAAGGAGATCGATCGCGCGATTGCGGTGGCATCCGATCACGTCAGCTTGGACTCCAAAGACGTGTTCTCTGGCGTCATGCCCGCACTCGAACAGCTTGGTCAACTCATGCAGCAGTTCAAGCCCCAGCCCCCACCAATGGAAGGCGAGGCTCAGGCTGTGTTGCAAGCGTCTATGGCCGAGACTCAACGCCGTGCGGCTCAGGATCAAGCCTCCAACCAACTCAAGGCTGCTGAGATGCAGGCGAAGTTGGCGCGTGAAGACAAAGACTTGCAAGCCCGCATTGCGATGAATGCCGAGAACAACCTCACGACCGAGCGTATAAAAACTGCGGAACTGACTGTGGACGAAGTCAGGCTGCGCAAGGAGCAGGAAGAAACTGCAATCAAGCTGAATCAGCAAACTCAACGTAACTTAGGAGAAAGATGATGGACAAAGAAGTTAAAGAACTGCAATCCGAGCAAGTACGCCAGAAGACCCGCATGGCGGCTGGCGCTTGGGTGACAGGTGAATCATTGAAAGAGAAGAGCAGCCCCACCATGCCAAAAGCGAATAGTGACCACGGGAATTTCTCCCAGCCCAAGGGCGTAGACAAGTCGAATGCATGAAGGTACTTTCCGACTTTATTAGCGCTGTAAAAGCGCGTCAGGAAGAGATTGCAAAGGGGTTGGCGCATGGAAATGCCGCCGACTTCAATGCATACCAACGCCTAGTCGGAGAAAACCTTGGACTTGAATCGTCTCTTGAGATTCTTAACCACCTCTTGAAAGAAGATGAAGATGACAGATAGCACGGTAGCGGGTAATGCCGCTGATTTACGGGAAGCCTTTCCTGTTGTAGACCCCGGTGCAATTCCTCTTGGTGCGCGAGTGCTTGTTCAATTGCGCAAAGCTAAGAAAAAAATGACCAAATCGGGAATCATCCTACCTGAAGAAACACGCGATACAGAACGGGCGCAAAATCCCGTTGCCAAAGTCATCGCGCTTGGCCCATTGGCGTTTAAAAAACGCGACACAATGGAGCCTTGGGTTGAAGGCATTTGGTGCGAAATTGGAGATTTCCTTCGCGTGCCCAAATGGACTGGCGACCGCTGGCAAGTTCCGCACGGTGACGACGAAAACGTCGAGTTCATGGTGCTCAACGACCACGAGGTCATTGCCAAAATCACTGGCGATCCTCTTGAAGTGAGGGCATTTGTATGAGCGCCGACCAAGAACAGGAAGTTATTGTCATTCAGGAAGAAAAAGACGGTTCGGCCACCATCGAACTGCCTGCGAGTATTCCCTCCCCCGAGGCAAATGACGACCAAGGCTCCGATGAAGCCGACGACCGCGCCCGACAGCAGGAAATGGTCGCTGGTGGAGCGGTAGATGAGGATGCAGAGGCTCTTCGTGAGCAAAAACGCCTTAAACGCCTGCGCCGCAAGGAGTACCACAAGGCTGTTTCGACCGAAAAAGACGTCAAACTGACCCAATTGGAACGCCAAAACCAGCAATTGCTGGAACGGTTGTCCGTTTTGGAGCGCAAATCGCACGGAAGCGACCTTGCCCGACTTGACAAGGCAATTGAGAACCAAGAAAACCGCATTTTGTTTGCAAAACAGAAAATTGCCGAGGCCACCAAGAATGGCGACGGTGAATTGCTGACTTCCGCGCAGGAAATGTGGTTTGAGGCCCGCCGAGAGCATGAGGCGCTGGCAAACGTGAAGAAACGCGCCGTCGCTCCCCAGAGCCAGCGCACTATTCAGGCTCCAGACCCCCAGCTACAGCGCCATGCCTCCAATTGGATGGCCCAAAACTCGTGGTACGACCCTCAAGGGAAAGACCCAGACAGCCGCCGGGCGCTCAATGAAGACCAAATACTGGCCGAAGAGGGGTACGACCCCAAAACTTCGGAATATTGGGTCGAGCTTGACAAGCGCTTGCAAAGAATCATTCCCCACAGGTATACTGGAGATACAAACGAGCGCCAGCCTTCGAGACCGAGAAGTGCAGTGACAGGATCAGGCCGCGAATTTGCGTCGAATAACGGTAGAGGTAACTCGTTTACCTTGTCACCTGAACAGGTGAGGGCCATGAAAGATGCAGGTATGTGGGATGACGCCGAGAAACGAGCGAAGATGATTCGACGCTACGCCTTGGAAGCACGCAACAACAACGGTTAAGGAGTTAGAAATGGATTCTCGTTTAAAGAAAACTTTGAATGCTGGAGACCGCGACAATCGCGGTAGTCGCGATACCATTCGCGAGGCTCCAGAAGACAAAATGGCATCGTCGAGTGAACGTCTGAAGATGTTTCGAGACGAGTGGACACAGAGTGCCTTGCCCAGTGTCCCTGATATGCCCGGGTGGCACGTTTGCTGGTTATCGACAACTAACAGCTACGACAGCATCGATAAACGGATTCGACTTGGGTACGTTCCCGTGAAAGCGGATGAGTTACCAGAGATGCGAAATAACCGTGTAAAGGCTGGAGAGCATGAAGGTTATATCTCGTGTAATGAGATGCTTCTGTACAAAATAGAAATGAACTTGTACCAAGAAGTGATGGCTCATTTTCACCATGATGCACCGCTTGAAGAGGCGAACAAAATTCGACTCCAAGCAGAGCAAAACGTGGCACGCGATAGTCGGGGCAAAAGCCTCGGTCAGATTGAAGGCGAAGGTCTCAATGACATTGACAAACCGATGCCTGCTCCGCACTTTGCTGGGTAGGTCGTTTAACTGAACAAAGGAGTAAGACTATGTCTTCAACGAATGCTCCGTTTGGCTTGCGTCCTTCTTTCCACCCCACGGGTCTGGATCGTGCGGTCGCGCTGGCTAACGGTATTGCTTCGGCCTACAGCACTGGCATTTTGAAAGGCCAACCTGTAGCGCTGAACACCAGTGGCAACATCATTGCTGCCACCGCTGGTAGCGCCTTCCAAGGTGCTTTTGCTGGTCAAGAATACACCGACCTCACTGGTCGTCGTGTTGTGAGCAACCAATGGATTGCAAACACTGCATACCAAACTGGTTCTCAGGTGACCTACTACTACTCTGACCCGAACATCGTTTACGACATTCAGGCTGACGGTAGTCTCGCCCAAACTTCAATTGGCGATCAAGCAAACTTTACAAACATTGCGGCTGGTTCTACCACCACAGGTTTGTCACAGTGCACGATCTCTACGAGTTTGGTGGGTTCGGGTAATGTGGGTGATCTTCGCATCATCAACTTGACTCCCGGTGTCGATAACGCATGGGGTGACGCATACACCGTGGTTCA